TAGTTAAATATCAATTAGAAGGCGGAACTACAATTCCATCGTGGATAGATGATGGTGGATATTATCCTGATCCTTCTGAGATTATGATTGGTGCAACGGTTGATGGTTCGGATGAAACTGGACTTGGTGAACTTGCAAGTGAAGCAGATGTAAAAACTTATTTAGATACATATACATCTTCTTGGACTGATAAAGATGAAAATTCTGAAGACCCAAATGCAACTGTACCATTCGATCAGACAAAAGCAGCCACACATATCTGGTCTAAAAAGATAGGTTAGTAAATGGCTATCTGCGTGAAGTCTATGACGCGGTAATGGGTGGTTATTGGCCAAATGCAAATGCTATAGGTTTAACAATGGGAGGTATGACTCCTGCAGCAACTGCTACAATTCAAAAAGTAAATATTGCTTCAACAGGTAATGCAACTGTTTTTGGTGATTTAACTGAAAAGGCACAGGCTACTACATCATGTGGTTCTTTTACAAGAGGTTTTAGAGGTGGAGGATATAATGGTTCTTCTCGTGTAAATATAATAGACTATGTAACTTTTTCTACAGAGGGTAATGCCTCTGATTTTGGAAATTTAAATCAAACAGCACAATCAATATCAGCCACATCAAATGCCATAAGAGGTATATTTTCTGGTGGAGATGATCCATCTGCAAGTAATGTTATGGATTACATTACAATGAGCTCCACAGGTAACGCAACAGATTTTGGAAATTTAACTGTTGCAAGATTTTCACCTTCTGGTGCAGCAAGTCCAACAAGAGCATTGTACGCTGGTGGAGGTACACCTAGTAAACAAAATGTAATTGATTTTGTAGAAATATCTACAACTGGTAATGCAGTAGATTTTGGTGATTTAACTTCAGGTAGATCAGGAACATCAGGTGGTTCAAGTTCTACAAGAGCTTGTTTTTCTGGTGGTGCAAACGGAGGATCCCAATCTATAATAGAATTTGTAACAATATCCTCTCAAGGTAATGCAATAGATTTTGGTGATATGACTGTTGCAAGAAATTCTCAAGCTGCGCTAACTAATTCTGTAAGACTATTAAATGCAGGTGGTCAACCAGCTACAAATGTAATTGATTTTATTCAAATTCCAACAGGCGGAGCTGCAGTAGATTTTGGAGATTTAACAGCTACCAACCTTGATCTGGAAGGATGTAGTAACGCGCACGGCGGACTAAACGACGGGTATCAAGGAACACGACCATTACCCTATGCAGACAATGGAGACAGAGGTGTTTTTACAGCAGGTATCGATCCAGGATTTGAAGAACAATTTTCTTTT